CCCGATGGGAGTACATCCGCAGCAAGCCATCTGCTCAGTACATCCAATACAATAACGAGCATCAGTGGCTGCGTGATACCGGAACACAGACTGCCGGTGCTGCGTGTAGCTTCACCCAAGCGATGACGCTCGATGCGAGCGGGAATCTGTTGGTGGGGACGACGGGGCTGAATACCACTTGGGATTCAAGAATCACTTTGTCCTCTGATTCTGGAACAACGAAGTGGGCTGTTGGACCATACGCTTCTGGCGGAACATACTTCATTGTTTCAGCAGGTGGTTCCGGTGGTGTTTATCTTAATGGAACCGCTGCCACGTCGTGGACTTCTGCGTCTGACGAGCGTTTGAAGGACATTATTGAGCCAATCAGCAACGCTGTTTCTAAGATTGGTTCGCTTCGTTCTGTCATCGGCAAGTTCAAGACCGACAGCGAAGGCACTCGTCGCTCGTTCCTTATTGCTCAGGATGTTCAATCGGCTCTTCCAGAAGCGGTCGATGCGTCGAATCCCGACAAGCTTGGCGTGGCCTACACGGATGTCATTCCGCTGCTTGTTGCCGCCATCAAGGAACTCACCGCTCGCGTCCAAACCCTCGAAGCTAAGTAATTTATGACCATCCTCTGGCTCATCGAACGCCTCTTAGTTAAACCGACTGAAGGCTCTCTCACCGATGTCGTTATCACCGCCGACTGGCGATGCAACGGCTCGCAGGAATCGTTCTCTGGAACCTGCTACGGCAGCTGCTCATTCGCGCCGCCGACTGGCTCGTTTATTCCGTATGCCGATCTGACCGAGCAGCAGGTTCTCGGTTGGTGCTACGCCAACGGAGTCGATCAAGCGGCCATCGAAGCGAACGTCTCGCTCCAGATCCAGAACCAGATCAACCCGCCCGTGGTTAGTCTGCCGCTGCCGTGGGTGCCGACGGTGCCGGTTGTTGTTGCCGAGCCTGCGACCGTTGTCGATGCTCTGACCGTATGATTCAAATCGAACTTACGCCGCAGCAGTTCAACCAGCTCTATGAGCTGCTTGTGATTGGAATGAAGGCCGGCAACGTCAACAACATGAAGGTCGGCATCCCGCTGGTGGAGATCCTCGAAACCGCAGCCGCTCAACACAAACCCGAATGAAGAACTGGAAGACAACCGCCGGCGGTGTGGCCGTCCTACTGGCCGCCCTTTCAATCGCCATCAAACAGGCCGTGGCCGGTGACATGGGTGGCGCAGTCGCTGCCGCTGTCGGTGGCGCCGGTGCCATGTTCACCGCTTTGAAGGCCCAGGACGCCCAGCAGGAGGGCAAGGACAAGTGAAGGACACGCTGCGAGACCTCGGAGTCAATATCGGGCTTCTCGCGGCTGGCTTTGCCGGCAGCTTGGTCACTGTGAAGAAGGACGGTCACAAAGACTGGTTCACCACATTGACCTCGCTGCTGGTGGGCACCCTGTCGGCCAACTACCTGACGCCGGTGGTTGTCGACATTTTCGGAATGAAGGACAGCAACACCCAGTATGCCGCGGCGTTCCTGATGGGATTCCTCGGCCTCAATGGTGTGGAGCTGGTCATGGACCGCTTCAAACCACGGAAGAAATGAAGGCCCAAACCATCATCAACGTGGTCGCAAACGGCGTCCTAGCCGGCGGCGTCTCTGCCTTCATGGTGATGATCTACCGCACCGGCGGCCTGATCGAACGATGGCCCAAGGCGTCCAGCCTGACCCTCCGGCTGTCACTGGCTGGAACCGCGGCAGGAGCCCTGGGCAACTGCCTGACACTCTCGACACCGGCAGACACCGAAATCCTGATGAATTGCGGCCTGGCCGGGATCTTCGTTTGGGCCGCTATCTTCCACGCCAACCTGATCAAACATGGACCCATTACTCAGCATCAGTCAGGGCCTGATGAAGGCAGCCCTGGACAAACTGATCGACCAGAAGGATCAAACCTGTGAGGACGGCGCAAAGGATCCGAAGCTGGCTGCCTTGCTTGGTGCTCGTATTGACGACGCTGGCTTGCGCCCCGACCCGCGTGGTCCTGGTGCCACCGGGGACGCCCGTTCGACTGGCTGAACCTGTGAAGGCTAAGGTCTGGGCGAAGGACTCGACCGGCGCCGTTGTCAAAAGCAGAAACCGCGTGACCATCCCGGAGGGCTGGTACGCACTCCCGAAGGAATAACCATGGCCCAGCAAATCATCAACATCGGCACCATCGCCAACGACAACACCGGGGACACGCTCCGAGGCGCCGGGCAGAAGATCAACGACAACTTCGACGAGCTGTATGGCAACCTGCCAATCGACACAGCCCCGGCCACCTGGGTGCCTACGCTGACCGATTCGGGCGGCGGCCGGACCTACAGCTACACGGTCAACACCGCGCGGCATACCTCCATCGGATTCGTTGCCACCTTCACGGTCGACATCACCGTGAACTCGGTGAGCGGCTCCGCCACCGGCGACCTCCGCATCAGTCTGCCTGATCCTGTCTCCTACGATGCCGCCCTGGCCATCTGGCTGGATAACGCCACCGCCCAGGCCAAGACCGCGGTGATCGGCAAGGCTGTCGGCGGTACATCCTACGCCGCCTTGTACCATTACGAGACCGGCGACATCACCAGCATGGCCAGCCAGATCCAGGCAACCAGCCGGATCCTCATCTCCGGCACCTACTTCACCGCCTAAATGACCATCATCGGCTCCAGTCTCCAGCAGGGCATGACGGTGCTCCAGCAGATGCTGGGGGCGCCCATGTTCATCTGGGAAGGCAGCTCGATCCGATGCATCCCGGCAGCCGTTACCGACGCAAACACCCCGGTGGCCGGTGGCTTCCAGGACAACGTGGCATCCCGGATCCTGGTCAAGTTCAGCGACTGGAAGACCTGGGACAGCACCCTGGTCACGATGGACACCACGCTTTACACGCTGGACCAAGGCACCGAGTTCTCCCGGCTGCTGAAGGAGGACGGCTACTATCTGCTCCAGGAGAACACCGACCGCATCGCCCTGACCTTTTGCAAGCCCCGCCCCGTGGTCGGCCGCACGCTGGTCTACCAAGGCCGGACCCTCCGCATCCTGTCCTGCCGTGTGGATGCCTCGGGCGCCTACTACAGCCTCGACTTGGGGGCCAAGACCAAATGAGGCCGGCCGTCTACATGGACGTCGACACAAGCCGTTTTGACGCGGCCATGAAGCAGTACCTGCTGTCGACGAAGCGCGACCTGCATAAAGCGATCAACAGCCGGTTTTTCTTCCTGATGGTCCGGCTATTCGTCCTAGTGCCGCCCAAGAGCCCGGGACAGGAACGGCGCCGCATTGCCGACTACCTCGGAGCACCTCTTGGTAACATCAACCGCAAGGACCGCAAGACCGGCAAGAAAGTCGGTCGCAGCCGGATCTTTCGCCGGGTGCACTTGATCGCTCAGGCACGAAACCAGAAGCAGGGCGGCCGAGGCCTTTACGGTGAGCGGATGAAAGACGCTGCCAGCGAGCTCTATCGGAAAGCCTTGGGCTCGGTAGGATACCTGCGGTCTGCCGTGGTTAAGTCTATTCGGATTTACAACAAGGGCTTTTCCCAATTCGAGTCGGCCAAACGCAAGAAGCTCAAGAAGCCTTCGACAGCAAAGCGCATCCCGCCGACCAACAAGGCGCTGGTGGCCTTGGCCAACCAGTACGGCCTTCCCGAGGAGAACGTGGCTGTTCACAAGGGAACGGTGGCCAAGGGCGTGCAGGCGACACCTGGATGGAATCCGACTGCCTTCGTCTCAATGCGGACAGGCATCGCCGACAACCAATACAACCGAGTTTCTGGAATCTACAACCCGGCAATGCAGAAGGCCTTGGACGATGAACGTGCAGAGCTAGAGGCCCACATGGCCGAGGCGCTATTGATCAACGCCGACGAGCTGGTCAACAATGGCATAGACATCAAATGAACGCCGTCGCACTCAGAGCAGAGAAGGCCGTGGCAGACTACCTGGCTGCCGCCGACTGGTCGGGCTCCGGCTCCGGCACGCCGACCTGCCTGACGTCCTACAGCCGCGGCCTGTACGACGATCCGGACCTCGAGGACGTGATGCCTAACTTCCCGAGGCTCGTGGTATCGACCAACTCGGCCCGGCCTGTTCAACGGGTGGACCTGACCTGCGAAATCGACATTTCCATCGAACTGCAGCTATCGGCCGACGACACCGACGAGGCTGCCGTCCTGACCACTGTGCAGGTGCTCGACAATCGGATCCTGCCGCTCTTTGACGACGCCGGGGCCTCCGCCTTGGATGCGCCAACAAACGACGCCAGCGGCCCGTTTACGGCCCAGTTCGCTGCCCCCCTAGACTTTGGGGCATCCTCAATCTCTAATCGGTCCAGGACGTTCACCCGGACTTTCACGCTTTACTGCAGCGCAACCATCTAACACCCAACCCACATGGCTAACACACAAGGCAGCAAATACATTTTCGGATCACCGGCGACCCTCGAACTTTACGACGCCGCGGGCAACCTCGTTGTCACCGGGTATGTCTCGCCTGACATGGAGTCTTACGACATCACCCACGAGGCCGACACCGAGGAGGTACGAAACAGCTCCGGCGAGGTTGTCGGCCACATCGGCTACAACAACCGTTTGACGCTGACCGTGAACTTCATCCCGGCCAACACGACCAGCGTGGCAAACGCCAAGCTGTCGGCGGCCCTGCCTGATGTGAATGGCACCTGCATCATCAGCGGCGCCCCGGTGATCGAGATGGGCGGATACATTGACGCCATCAACGCCGTCACCGGCAACCGCTGGATCTACGCTGGCGGTGGTTCCATCAAGACCACGGCAACCGGCAAGGCTACCGGCACGATCACCCTGAAGCGGTACACCAACATCACCGTAACCGGCGCCGCTACCGCCCTGTGAGCCAACTGGCCGACATCCTGACAGCGACAGCCAAGCCCTGCCCGGTGGTCATGGGGCTCCGGCTGCTGCCGTATTCGGTGGGGCACTCGCTGGTGCTCCACCGTATCGGCTCGCCGCTGGTTGTCGGTGGTCCTGTCGGCCGCGCGGATCTCATGACCGCGGTGCTTATCTGTTCCCAGCCCGTCCACGAGTCGCTGGCGGCGATCTATTCGCCCTTCCGCAACCTGGTCCTGAAGGCCTGGGCATGGAAGGTTAAGCGCCTGCCATTCGATGCCGAGCTCGACAAGTGGAACGAATGGATGGCCGGGCAATCGACGGCCCCGGAAATCCTCATGAAGCAAGGCAGCTCTAGGCAGCTCTCGATGCCATGGCCCGAGCGGATGCTGGCCTGCTGCCTCGAGATCGGCCTCGAGGAGGACACCGTGCTGGCCATGCCTATCGGTGACGCCGAGCGCCTTGTCCTGGCGCGCGCCGAGACCCATGGTGATGTCGAGCTGTGGAGCCCGAAGGACGAGGCCCTCTGGCGCTGGATGAAGCAGCAGGAAGCAATCAAGAACTGACACCATGGCCATCTTCTCACTACTCGCTAAACTCGGCCTCGATGGCACCGCGTTCGAGACCGGCCTAAAAAGGTCGCAGTCGATGGCCAAGGGCATCGGTCGAGAGATCTCCGGTTCACTGGCCGGGATGTTCGCGGTCGACAAAATCGCCGAGTTTGGAATGAGGGCCATCGAAACAGCCGGAAAGCTGAACGACCTTTCAACCCGACTTGGTGTGTCGGTCGAGTTCCTGCAGGAGATGCAGTATGCCGCGGAACAAAGCGGATCCAGCCTCGAGGATGTCGCCGGAGCTGTTGAGAAGATCTCAATCGCCCGAATGAAAGCCTTGTCTGGAGATAAGGCATCCATTGAGCTGTTCGATAAAATGGGAATCTCGATGGAGACGGTCAAAAAAGGTTCCGAGGCGATATTTTTAGCCACCGGAAAGCCGTTCTTCGAAGGTGTGGATCCTCAGAAACTCATCGGTCCATTCAGAGAGCTGGCCGGCAGAGGAGTTGGTTCACTGATTCCTGCAATGGCAGAAGGCCTGGACTCAGCCGCAGAAAAGGCTAGAAACCTCGGCCTTGTGATGTCCAACGAGGTGGTCGCTTCTCTTGACGAGTTCAACGACCGTGTTGACACAATGAAGAAAGGCCTAGAGGTCGGAATCGGAACCATGATTTCCAATCTTGGCACCCCTTTACTCAGGCAGCTCGACGCCCTCGGAGCAGGCCTCATGGGCTTCTTTGGCGCCCTAGACGCCCCAGGTCGTGCAGGCTTCCAGATCGACCACTGGTTCGAGCAGTTCTCCCAATCCAGAAGGGCTGCCCTGGATGAAATGGATGCTGAGGCCGAAGAGAAGAAAAACGAGCGCCAACGACGCGAGGAAATGCGGGCGAAGTCGAAGATCGTCGAGCAGCAAACCGCATTCAAGACGGTGGCCGTTTCGGCCTCTACCGGCGACCAACTCGCCCGCACTGGTGGCTTCACCGCTTTCCAGTCGAACATGGACCGATACTTTGGCAACGTAAGGACGCAGGCTCAGGACCTCCGGGACATCGCCAAGAACACCAAGAAGACGGCCGAGGCTGTTTCCGAATAACATGGCAACGATCCAACAATCCACCGAGCTGTCGGCATTCCCTGGCTACATCGAGGTCAGC